TCCTTCTTTCTGCATTATTAAATCATATACATCACCTTGTGCTTCACAACCAAAACATTTGAATCTATTGTCATCGTAATTAATTGCTGCTGATGCATGCTTATCACCATGAAATGGGCACTTCATCTTGCGCCAACCATGCCCGACTGCTGGCAGGGTGGCGCCTAGTTGTTCTAGGTAGGCAGCAATACTGTGCTTATCCATAACAACAATCCTATTAGTTCTTGCTGAAATAATGTTAGCATAATTATTAATTCATTTAACAAGTTTTAACATCCTTTCTTTATGGGTATGTTTTCTTACAATTTGTAATGCCATTTCATATGCAAAGGCAGCAGTATAATGTCTATCAATTGTAACATCATCCTCTTGTCCTTCATACATCAAAGCCAATCTATTATGTGTCATAATCTTTTCTTCTAATTCATTTATAATATTTTTAATTTCTTGTTTTATTTCAATATTTTTTTGATTAACTCTATCCATATCTTGGCTGGCATCGTTGCGTACCATTCTCCTACATCTCCTTTCCCTGTTCGTTTATGTATTACTACACCTGTCCATGCTTTATCATTTTTAATTTCTATTTCTAGTTCTTTTACCCATGCTGATAAGTCTAGTTTTCTATGGTTCTTTACCTCTATAACTACACCATTAACTCCTGCTATATCTCCTTTGTCTAGATGTGCCCCTGCAATTCTGCGTTCTACATATGGAAACCATTTCTTTAACCAATTAACTACATCTCTTTCTGCGCTAGAACCTTTTGCTTTACGTGGATTACTCACTCTAGTTCCTCCTGATGTGGCATATACCGAATCATAACATCATCTAGATACATAGATTCTGGATTGAATGCAAGGGTAACATAGTTGTTACCTGTTTGGTCTGCCTTACCATAGCGATTCTTAACTGCTGCTACACATAGGTAATTCATATCTGCTTGTTTCATCTGACCAATAGTTAATACCATTGCTGGTATCTGATTAACTAATCCTTGGACTGATGACCTTGGCTGACATGGACTGCCTTCGTATCCTTCTTTGGTATGGTGCAATACAAGTAGTGCTGCGTTTGTATCTCTGGCTAGATACTTAAGTTCTTTCATGGCTGCACGCATACCACCGAACTCATCGTGTCCATCCATTGCTATGTCCATAAGATTATCTACAACTATAAGTGCTGGACTCTTACCCCATATGGTTTCAAATGCTGATACTTCTTCATCTAAATCTTTTAGTGTTGGGCTGGATTCAAAGCACCAAAACAAATGATTACCATTGGCTAATACTTCTTTTGCTTTTTCTGGCTGACGTTTGATTAATTGTTCAGCCTGTTGCTGACTGATGTTACCTGTCATTGCAATCAATCTCATTGCCATAGTATGTGCGTTAGTATCCGCACTAAAGTAAAGTGTTGGTAGTTTAGTTTTGGCTGCAATCGCTAATGCGATTGATGACTTACCTGCACCTGGGGTGCCTGCTATTACTGTTACCTCTGCCCTACGTAATATTATTCCTGCGTTTTCAAATACTTTAAACACTGCAGGTAGTGGCTCGCCACCTACGTTAGTGTTGTTAACACTTCTAATTAATGTTTTCACTATTCTCCTTTATAGAAATGGGGGCTGGCACCACGACTCAGCCCCCATTTACTTATTAAATACTAAGCGAAGATTGGCTTAGTTCTTTGCTCTGTTGGAATCTTTGGTCCAGTCCAACGAGGTCCTGCTGCTGGGTCATAGAACGCTTTATATGGTTTGCCAGTTGCCTGTGCCTTGCCATACTTTAGAACCATAACTCCACGTTCACATGATGGTGCACCTGGCTTGTTGTATACCCAAGTGTTACCCCATTTATCTTCTACTGTTTCCTCTCCACCTGATTCTGTGGATGAGATGTTTGAATTAAAACTAGAAGCAATATCTGATACGGACATTGGCTTACTTGCTGATGTCCCTTTCACTGCTAGTTCTACTTCAGTAACTGCATCGGTAATTATATGTATACCTTGTGCAATCATGTCAGCAAATTGGTCTGCTGTTTCTGCACGCAGAGTTATCTGTGTGCCTCCTGCTGTTTTGAGATTGATACTGATTGGTGCTTCAGTGCTACTCATTTTTCTCCTATTCAAACGTAGTGGTTAAACCCTTCTGGTCTCTCCACTTTCTTGCTTTCATGGCTAATTGTAAACCTTTCCAGCCTTCTTTAATATCTATCCACACTAACTTACACGTGCCAGTCCCTGCGGGTAGATGGATAATGATTGCCTTGTCTTTGTTTACTTCACCCCATGTGCCACGGGTTGCCGTGGCCGTATCATACGGCAAGCCGTTGGCGTAGATAGCCAACTGTATTGAGATATTACTTGGATGGTCTATGCGACCAGTCTTTATATCTGCAATAAATAACTCACCTTTATACTCAACAAGCCTGTCTGGTGTGCCAGCAATTTTATATTTATCTAACACACTGAACTGTTCAATGAACCGCTTGTTAAGAATCTTTGTTGCATGTTCATAGGCTTTAATATCTGGTGCCCATTCATCTGGTACCACACCTAAGTCTTGTCCTAAATCCAATCGTTCTGCAAATGAATGGATTGCTGTGCCTATGTTGGCTGCTTTGTTTGCGCCTGCTACTTGCATAGCGTCTTCAATTAAAGAGTTAACTGCCATCTTATCTTCTTGTGCTGCACTAATAGATAATAATATATCTGGTCGTGTAGTTAATCCAATGGCTGCCATTCGCATTTTCCATGCGACTAATGCTGAGGCATCATCCAATGAGTTAGCAATTGTAGTTGCTCTTGTATAAGCCACTGCTTTCCCACCATTGGGTGGAATTATAAGCGGCCTACCGTACCTATCTCTATCTATTTCTTGTGCCATGTTCTCCTTTATGAGACAGCCCTGAGAAAGGAGATAGCCGAAACCAGGGCTGCTCAAGATTAGTATATCACATTATGATTCAGCGTGTACTGATTCAACCGATACATCATCTACCCATACATCACCATCAACCGTTAGGTTAACTTCAAAAGCATCATCAAGAATTTCTTGGGCTGCTTCTGCATTAGGTGCTTCTATACCTGTAACTGTGGCTGTGATAATTACTGTGGCTGACCATGACTTGGTTAGTTGTTCAGAACCTATGTCTTTGAGTAACTCATTGACATCGTCTATCTCACATACTATTTCATGATGGTCTGTTTCATATCTAGCCTGGAAGAATTCCTTTACATCATACCGAGCACTCCTGAACTTGCGTTCAGCGTCTAGTAGTTCTGCTTTAAGGCTTTCTTTTTCTTCTACTAATTTAACAAGTGATTCATTTGTAAGGGTATATCTAGTATCTTTTATTGAAAAAGATATTGTTGGTTCAGTTCCGTCTACTTCACTATAGTACATTGTCATTTCTATCTCCTATTCTTGTAGTAACCACGGGTCTAAGTGGTAACCTTCCACGATGGCGTGGGCAGGCGCTGAACTCTGGCCACGCCAGAGAACTCCACTTGGTAGTTCTATCATTCTATTGTAACACTCTTCATTACATGCTTCAATAGCATATATACAAGGGTTTACCATAGATACTGGAACCATTGGGTAATGGTTCTGTTGTAGGTGTAGTTTTATTTGCCACTCTAAATCTGTATTAGAACTGGCTAGTTCTGTAGCAAAATTTCTACCCATTACTTAACCTTTATAGATGTTTGTGAATGAGTAGCACCTTCTACTTTGTCGCAGTCATCACACCAATAGCCATACAAACCATTAGCAAATAATGATTCGGATACTACTATTTTATTTTGTCTGCATACATTACATTCTTTATAGTTTGATATTCTACCCATCATACACCTAACAATTCTAATGCTCTGGTTTTAACACCATCATTACGACCAGCCATTGTGCTAACTGCTAGGTTCTTACCCTTAGCGTTGTAGTCAGCCCATTCTATAACTGCGTGCCACATACCAAACTCTGTGTTTCGTATGTTCTCCTGTGTAGGTGAGGCTGAGTATATATCAAAGGCTTTAGCCCTAGCATTAATTGCATTAGTAAATTGTTTCTTCTCACCTGTTGATAGCAGATGATATGGTGCTTCCTCTATTTTAGTAGGTAGTGGGAACACACGCTTGAAATAATTTTTGGCATGTTCATGACTTGCTTTTCTATCAAGTAATGTATCTGCCAATGCGGTGTAATCATTAGCCATATCATAAGTTAATCGTATGATGTTGGCAATCTCTGAGACTGATAGCATTGCATTGCTTGTATGATTTAAACTATAAGTATACTTGTTGTTGTTCTTGTATATCTTATTGATTTGATTCATACAAAACAAACGCTCAATCACTGGTTTAATTATGACTGAACTGCTGCCATCGTGGCTAGTCCTGGCTAGTAAGAAGGCTGAGTGCGGGTCATCTGCAATGGTCATCTCCATTGGAGTTTCCATTAGCATCCATACTTTAGCACCGCCATCATACTCACCTGCGGCTGCGTATCTAAGTCCACTAGAATCAATTAAGTTATCTAATGTGCTAAAGATTTCAGCATTCTGAAATACTTTATAGCGGTTACCTACTACACCAATGGCTGATGTTTCACCTGTTGGTGTTGTTTTAATAACTGCTTTCTTACTATCAATTGGGATACGAGTAACTGATTCGTTACCTGGTATCTGATAGTTTGCTTCGATGTCATGCAATGATACTGACCAGTCTAATCCTGCTTGACTGGCTACCTCACTGGCTGATGTAGCCTCTACTGCTACACCTGCTTTGTGCCATGCACTCTTACGAACTGCTCCGTGTATGAGAGTATCACTTGTCATTGTTTACTTCCTCACTATCTATTGCGTAGATAGTATCAACAACTTTGTGATGTAATGTTTCTGACATTTTAGCAAACTCATTTGCTGGCCACTCAGCATCGAACACTCGCTTTAATAGTTTTGCTAATGAGTAATCTGGATTAAGAGTTAATACTTCAAGCAACATAGTCTTTGCTTGTTCTACTTCTTCAATCTGATATAAGTATCCACAAAATATTGTGGCTAATGGTATTGCTTTATCTTTAACAATAACATTACCAAGTAATGATATGTATTCACCTATATAGTTGATATCTTTTTCTTGTTGTATACCCATGATGAAGTCACGGATTTGTACATTCTCATTAGTAGCAATGGCTACCTCTGCTATGTGTTGGGCTGATGGTATAACTCCATCTGCTAACTCATCAATTGCTATGCGGATATCCTCCACGATACGAACATTTATGTCACGGTCATTTGGATTGTATCTGCCTTCTTGATTAATCAACTCGGACTTAACTTCTTCACGAAGCGTATCCATTACATTGCTGTCTATCATTTTATCTCCTTGTCTTGAGGGCGTCCTGCCCCTGTTGGCAGACGCCCGACTTGCTATAGATACTGGGCTATTGAATTGTAAGTAGATGTTGACACCACTTCTTCATCTGTAAGTTTAAGAATACGAAGTGCATTCTCAATCTCATCAACTGTATCTTTATATGTATGTGCATTTATGAATCCATGTGTACGCTCAGGTTCTTTAGGAAAATCTTTTTCACTTACACTTAAATCAAAGTCAACATTAAGTGTTGATGCCCAACCACGGTAGTTGGTGCGTAGATTTTCAGCCTTTGCTACATTATCCATGGCAAATTTTATAACTTCTTTTTTCCATTTGTCCATAGACTTCTGGTACTTGTCCTCTAGTTCATCTTGCATTTTATACTCAGCCTTGATTACTTCAAGTCTACTTTCTAATGCTTTGATTACCTTTTGTGTAGGTATCTTTACATTAATTGTCCTGCCATTTCCTCTTGCCATTTTATCTCCTTTGTTAGTTGTTGTTTAATACCATCCTTTGGCACGCCAATGTGCCCATGCCTTGGACGGTTTCTTATAGCGGTGTTCTATATACACCAGCCCCCGAGCAATCTGCTTCGGGGCTGGGGTTCCAGGTTTAGTCTTTAACATCTGGGCTATGCCATATGCACTTGACTTAGGGTTGGCTGCTTCATGTCGCCAGCCAGATTCTTTACCCCAAAGTTTTGCTAGTGCACGCCACTCAGACCTGTTCCAATGTGGGTACTCCCATTTCATTAGCGACTGGGCGTATGCCTTGGCCATTCGTGGTGTCCAGATAGATGTGTCTATGCAGTTGGCTTCCAATTGTGTTGCTACTGCTGCTGCCATTGCGGGACTCGGCAAGAATGGTGTTGACAAGAATGCTAGTAGCCAACTTAAATACCCTGCTAATAATCTCTTCATCTAATAATCCTCCATGTGATATAGCCAAAGAGTATGAGGAATGTCCAGGTTTGTGCTGGCGTGAGGTATGAACTCGCAAAGATTTGTTCAATCATCTCACCCTTACAATCTCTTGGCTGTGTTTGATACCTGTATCAAACTCTAACACATGCCATTCGCTTGGGTCTTCAAGGGCTTCGTGGCCTGCGTTGTCTACATTTATATGTGTAGTTCGGCGTCTAACTTTGGCCATAATCCACACGGTGTGC